TTGCTATCCAAGATGAGGAGGAGCGTATTATCTCCGGTCCCTTGATGTTGGCAGATACGCCAATTTATAGGTACGATTCAAGCGGAGAGTATTATGTAGTATTCACCGCAGATACTATCAAGAAAATTGCTCAGAAGTATTTTAAGAAAGGCTATCAGTCGAATGTTAATTTGATGCACGATAACGGAATGGTGGTAGAAGGGGTGACTATGTTCGAGAGTTGGATAGTAGATGAGAAACGAGGAATCAAACCGATGAAGGGATTTGAAGATGTGAAAGATGGTAGTTGGTTTGGTTCGTTTAAGGTTGAGAATGAGGACGTATGGAATCTAGTAAAGGACGGAAAGCTGAAAGGGTTTTCGGTTGAAGGTGTTTTTAATTATTCCAAAAGCGGTATAAGTAATCCACAAAAGATGATGGAGGACATTATTGAAATCCTCAAACAGGTATCTTTGTGATCTCATAAGTGTTTAGTTTTTGGTTAAGTCGGGGGGCGTTTCTACGCTCCCTTTCTTTTTATGTGGTCACTTGGTTGAAAGTCTGCTATTTATGGTTAAATTATTTTATGACCCCATTAGAAGCACTCTTGCAAATTAAGCAGATGTTCGCTGAGATGCCTCCTGTTCCTGTACAGGCTCAAGAGGTTGAAATCGAAATCGAACCTGCTGCTCCTGAGTACAAAGAATATGTACTCAAAAGCGGAGCGAAGGTCAAGATTGATAAACTGGAAGTTGGCGGTAATGAATCTCCTGCTCCTGCTGGCGAACACGAACTCGCTGACGGAATGGTTATCGTACTTGATGAAAGTTCTGTGATTACTGAAATCAAACTCCCCGAAGTTCCCGTTGAGGAAGTGGTAGATGAGGAATTGAAGAAGAAAATCGCAGAGATGGAAGCACAGATTGAGGATATGAAGAAGGGTAAAAAAGAACAGGAAGTTAAGATGGCAGAAGCAGAAGCAAAGTTTTCGGCTGCTATCAAAGAACTTACCGATGTTGTTTTGCAACTCATTCAGACTCCTTCGGCTGACGCTACCGAAAAACCCAAACAAACATTCAACAAAGTAGTTCCGAGTAAAGATTCTCGGATTGATGCTTTCTTGAGTAAATACGCAAAATAAAAACTTAAAATTTAAAATTTACAACAATGGCATTTGATGTATCAGCACTAACCAATTATACCAAAGAGAACGAAGCACTCTTGGTTACTAGCTCTGTTCTAGGTGCAAAAACTGCTTCTTTGATTAAGGCTCAAGGTAACGTAATGGTCGGAGTTAAATCCGCTGAGAAAATCAACATTATGGATACCGATGCTATCTTCCAAGCTGGTGGTACTTGCGGATTCAACGCTTCTGGTACTACTACATTCACTCAACGTACTGTGACTGTTGGTAAGATCAAAGTAAATGAGTCTCTGTGTCCTAAGTCTTTGGAGAGCAAGTATTTGCAGAAGGCTCTGCCTGAGGGAAGCCGTTACGATTCTATCGCTTTCGCTGCTGAGTATTCTGACAAGAAAGCTGCTCGTATCGCTGCTCAACTTGAGACTGCTATCTGGCAAGGTGATACTGCTTCTGCTAACGTAAACCTGAACAAATTTGATGGTCTCGTTAAGTTGATCGGTACTTTTGCTGTTGAGTCTAACAACGCTACTTACTTCGGTTCTACTGCTACTTCTATCACTTCTACTAACGTAATCGCAGTTGTTGATGCTCTGTATCGTGCTATCCCTGCTTCTGTAGTAGCTAAAGATGATATGACTATCTTTATGTCTCAGGATGTATTCCGCACTTACACCATCGCTCTGAAGAACGCTAATATGTTCAACTACAGCTTTGATGGTAAGGCTGATAGCGAGTTCGTTCTTCCTGGTACTTCTATCAAGGTAGTAGCTACTCCTGGTCTGAATGGTGTTAGCAAGTTGTACGCTATGCGTTTAAGCAACGCATTTTTGGGTACAGACCTTCTGAACGAAGAAGAGCGTTATGAGCTGTTCTACGCTAAAGAAGCTGACGAGGTGCGTTTTGTAGCTGAGTTCAAACTTGGTGTAAACGTAGCTTTCCTCGATGAGGTTGCTTCTTTCATCATCTAATAAATCGGGGGGCTAATCACCCCCCAATTTTTCTAACTTAATAAATTAATAAATATGCCCTGCGCACTAACACAAGGATACACTCTCGATTGTAAAGAATCGCTCGGTGGTATCAAAGCTGTATGGCTGATTGCTCACGCTAACGTGAGTTCAGTTACTGAGGCTTCTGGTATCGTCTCTGCGATTACTAAATCAGCCGGGAAGGTATTCTACAAATACGAGTTGGTAAAGAATACAGGTGCTTTGACTGAGACGATTACTGCTTCCGTAGAAAACGGAACTGTATTCTATGCACAAGAGTTGAGCATCGTTCTGAACAAACTACAAGCGAATACTCGTAATGAGATTCTGCTTCTCGCTAAAAATACTTTGATGGCTGTGGTTCAAGATGCTAACGATAAATATTGGCTGCTTGGTCGCTATCAAGGTTTGGACATCACAGGCGGTACTGCTGCTACCGGTACTGCTCAGGGAGATCGTAGCGGATATACGCTGACTTTCACAGGTGGTGAGAAAGAACTCGCTCCTGAAGTGAATAGCGGTATTATCGCTGGTCTTACTTCCTAAAGCTTTCGTGGCTCGTTATAGGTAGGTAGATAAGCCCTCACTTCGGTGGGGGTTTTTCTTTTTGGGAAAAAAATTGGATTTAGCTATTTATAGGTATGATTCACCTTACTAAGAACTCTACTTCGACTATTATACTGACTCTGACGGAGAAGCAGACTCTTACCACTCCGAACTATTTATTTTGGTTTAAGAGCAGAGGGACTAATCAGATAGTCTCTTTTGTAGTATTAAACGCAGGGGATTTGAGTCCTCACAAGGAAAGATATAACGAGTTCGATATAGATGTTAATGACCATTTCGAAGATTCTCCAGAAGGTGATTGGGAGTATAAGATTTACGAGCAGACATCTAATAGCAACACTGACCCCGATTTAGCGACTGGACTTGTTGAGGATGGAATTATGCGACTGAATAACTTGAGTAATCTATTGAATGTTAACGTGTACAATAACGTATACTTAAATAATTAAGATGAATCCTGAAAGTGCTTTGATAATTAGCGATGAAAATTTTGATGGATTTATTAAGCATAATCCTGACAATGGCTTTGTAGTTCGTGCTACTCAGCCTTCTGGGTTTACTATCTTGAATACAAATAGTTCTTTCAATGTTTATAGCGACGTAGATAATTCCTTTACGTCTTACAATACAGATAATACATACATTACGTTATGATGGACAACATAGTGATATTAAGTTTCGCTGAGGCGAAGCAGCCTGAGTACCGAGAGAAAAAGGGGGTGGGGTATATTGAGTTTGGAGACAAGAACGATTATCCTACTTATCTCTTGGGGCTTTACAATAAGAGTGCGAAGCATAATGCTATCGTGCGAGGTAAAGTCAATTACATTATCGGAAACGGTTGGCAGCCAAAGGATGTAGATGCTCAGGCAGAATTATTCATTAAGGCTCCGAATCCATACGAAAGTTTGATGGACATTACTCGTAAGGTAACAAGCGACGTAGAGATTTTTGGCGGTGCTTATTTAGAAGTTATCTGGAGTAAGGTCGGTGGATTGTTGGCTGAGGTTTGTCACATTGATTACACTAAGATTCGTTCGAATAAAGACAATACTCAGTTTTGGTATAAGAGTGATTGGTCTGATAGAAAGGAAGAACCGAAAGTTATTCCTGCTTATAATACTCAGAACCGAGTCGGTAAGCAGATTATGTACATTAAAGAGTACCGCCCAGGGTTGGACACATACGCACTCCCTGGGTATATGGGTTCTTTGAATTACATTGAGAGTGACGTAGAGGTTTCTAAGCACGTTTTAGGTAACGCACAGACAGGGTTTTCTGCTAGTAAACTTATTACCCTTCCGAATGGTGAGCCTTCTCCTGATGAGAAACGCAATATAGAACGTAGGTTTACAGATCGTTTCAGCGGTTCAGATGGTAAGAAATTTATTCTTTCTTTCGTTCAGGATTCAGCACGTAAGCCAATTGTCGAGGACTTGGGTGCAAGTGATTTGACGAAGGAGGATTTCGGTCGTGTCGATGAGATGATACAGCAGAATATTTTTGCAGGTCACCAGATTACTGCTCCCGATTTGTTCGGTATCTCTACTCCCGGTGCTTTAGGTTCACGTTCTCAGATTCGTGATGCTTATGAGATTTTTAAGAACACATACGTAAACGATAAGCAGCAGTTTTTAGAGGGTATCTTTAACAACCTAGCGAAGCAGCGTGGAGTTACTACTGAGATTACAATTAAGCCCGTAGAGCCTATTAGCTACGAGTTCAGCGAGAATATCATTAGTCAGAATATGACTAAGGATGAAATCCGTGAGAAGATTGGTTTGCCTGCTCTCGATACTGAGAATGAATCTTCGGCTGCTCAGATTGTGCTTGATGGTATCAACTCGCTTTCGCCATTAGTTGCGAATAAGGTTCTTGAGTCAATGAGTGCTAACGAGATTCGTGCATTGGTTGGGTTAAGTCCGAAAGAAGGTGGAGATGTTCCGCCTACTGTTGATGCAACAGGTCAGCCTACTCCTGAGCCTTCTCAGGCTATGATTAACGAGCATCTGAAGGGGATGAAGGGTAGAGAGTGGCAGAACTTTCAACGGATCATCCGTGAATATAACAAAGGAAAGATTACCCGTGAGCAAGCCTCTCAGATGTTAAAAAGTGCTTACGGTTTAGGAGATGAGGAGTTAGCTGCGTGGTTAGGTGCGGATGAGTTCAGTTCTGATATTGATGCTGTGATTCAAGTTTTCTCTGAGTACGGAGATTCGATAGATAACTACAAAACTTTAGCTACTCGTCAGGTATTCGGTAAGGACTTAGAGCAGGAGGAATTAGCTTTTCGGGATGAGGTGATTGACGATACTTTAGACAAAAAGATTCTTGACGTAATTGCTAAGAACAAAGGTATCTCAAATGAGGATATAGCTAAAGCGGTAAAAGAGGATTTGGCGGTAGTTCAAGAGCGCATCAACAAGCTAAAGGAGTTGGATGTTCTCAAAATAAATCGTAGCGGTATTCCTAGTCTCACCAAGCCATTATCTGAGATTATTGACAAACCTGTTAAGACTACATTTCTAGTCCGCTATGCGTACGAATGGAAGCCGTCTGTGCCAAGTTCTCAGCGTAACACTCCTGCTCATCCTTCTCGCCCATTCTGTGAAAAACTAATGAGTTTGAAAAAACTTTATTCACGTGCTGAGATTGAATCTCTGACTCGCAGATTAGGTTACTCTGTATTCGATAGAGGCGGTGGATGGTGGACAATGCCAAACGGAGAGCATTCTCCTTCGTGTAGGCATCAATGGGTAAGCAAGGTAGTAATTAAGAAAGATTAAATAAAATGAGCAGAAACATACTTTTTATTTCCGTACAGACCATTAAGGATCGTACAGGGCTTCATAATAACGTAGATGATAAATTAATCAATCCTGAGATTTTGACTGCTCAGGATATGTATATTTTACCTGCGTTAGGTACAGGACTCTACGAGCGTTTACAAACAGGTATTCAAGACCAAGACTTAACGAATGATGAAGCGACTCTTTTGGATACTTACATTACTCCTTGTCTTGTTTATTTTGTTATGTCAGAGCTTCCGATGGGGTTATCCTATCAGTTCTACAATAAAGGAATGATCCGCAAGGCTGGAGAAGGTCAAGAGAATCCGAGTGCTTCCGATATGATTGATGTAGCTGATAGATACAAAAGTAGGGCTGAGTTTTACAAGCAAAGACTTGTGAAGTATCTCAAAGAGAAATCAGGTACAAATATGTTCCCTCTTTACAATAACCCTGGAAATGGTTACGATGTTATCGTTCCAGATAACGAGGCTTATACCACTTCGATTTGGCTCGGTGATGATGACTGCTGTGCAGGGAAATCATTTGAGGAACGCTATCAAGGTAATATAACTAGATGCTGTGGCAAATAAAACCTACTCACTCAAAAACCAAAAGAAGCTTAAAGTCTTCTTAGAAAAGCAAGAAAATGACACTCAATCAAATCGTAAAAACGATAACGGATTTAGCGAACGCACATCAACAGATAAAGAGCGTTTACTTCGGGGACTTTCCCGATTACCTAAGTCGGGGAACTGATAACGTCTATCCGTCTCTGTACTTTGATTTGACAGGAGGTCAGATTCAGGAAAGGAGTTTAGTATTAAACTTTTCTTTGTATTTCTTTGATAGAATGCTTCACGAAGAAACAAACGAGACGGAGGTTCTTAGTGATATGCTAGAGGTGTGTCAAGATATCATTGCTCAGTTGCGTTCTCAGACGTTTGAATTTGATGAGGGGTTAAGTGCGACTCTTACTTTCTTTACTGAGGATACTCCCGATTTGTTGGCTGGTGTTCGTGCTGACATTACCTTAGACCTTCCGTATACTGCGAACAGATGTGTAGTGCCATCTACTTATAGTTACTAAATAAAAGAAGATGCCAAATAAAAAAATAAATCAGTTAAGTTCTCGTACTCCTGCTCTTACGGATTTAATATTAGTAGGAGACCCTGCTACAGGTTATTCATATAAAGCGACACTATCTGCAATGATTAATTTTGTAGGTGGTAATATTCAGTTCAGTTCTTTAGGTGGCATTTCTTTAACCAATCCTACGAACGGTCAATATCTTACGTTCAACGGTACTAATTGGGTAAATACTACGCTGAATACCTCTACGTGGGATACTGCCTACAATAGAAGTTTAACGGCTGCTGCGGTTAGCGGTACAACTACAAAGACTCTTACTTTAACGAAGCAGGATGGTTCTACGTTAACTGCAACGTGGAGTGATTTAAATACAGATGCTGTTACGAGTGTTTTCGGGCGTACCGGTGCGGTGGTAGCTGCTGAAGGTGATTATTCTTTAACTCAGCTTTCTGACGTTACAATTTCAACTCCTACTAGCGGTCAGGTTCTTAAATACAACGGAACTGCGTGGGTAAACGATAGCGACACAGATACGGGAATTACTTCTCTGAATGGTTTAACTGCGACTACTCAAACTTTTGCAACAGGTACAAGCGGTACTGATTTTGCGATTTCTTCTACTACCTCTACTCATACTTTTAATCTTCCTACTGCATCTGCTATAAATCGAGGAGCGTTATCTTCAAGCGATTGGAGTACGTTTAACTCAAAGCAGAATGCGATTACTCTAACGACAACAGGGGATAGCGGTGCATCTACTTTAGTTGGTGCAACTTTAAATATACCTACTTACACTCTTGCAGGATTAGGAGGTATAACTTTGAATAATTTAGCTGCTTCTTCTCCTTTGATTTATGATAGTATAACAGGTGTATTTTCAATTCAAATTGCTAACTCTACTCAGAGTGGTTATCTAAGTTCTTTAAATTGGAATACATTTAATAATAAGCAAAATGCTATTACGCTAACTACAACAGGTAATAGTGGATCAGCAACTTTTGTTTCTGATACTCTTAATATTCCTACTTATACCCTCGCAGGTCTTGGTGGAGTTAGCGGCTCAGGTACTACCAACTACCTTTCCAAGTGGACAGGTACAAGTGCATTGGGGAACTCACAGATATTTGATAATGGAACGAGTGTAGGAATTGGTACTGCTACTCCGAGTGCCTCATATTTATTAGATGTCAATGGTACAGCGAGAGTGAGTGGAACTGCTGTTTTTCAAACTGCAAACAATACTTCGTCAATTCAGGACTTAGTTGGTACAACTACATTTTCAGCCTTATATCTAGACCAAACTACTCCAAGTGGTACAAACTATGCAGCAACTAGTGATGGGACAACAACTGCATTTAATGCTATTACCACATTGTCTTTAAGGATTGGGAACACTAGCTTTTATGAATTAACATCTGGTGGAGTAAGCAGATTTAATCACACAGGGACACCGCCTACATTTATACAAGGATATCCATCATCCTCAACATACACAGCATTATATCAAGGCAAAACAACTCCAAGTGGAACCAATTATTCAATAGCAAGTGATGCTACTCAAACTCTAATTAATGCACCATCTACTGGAAATATAGAATTTAGAATAAACAATTCAGCAGTTGGAAGAATTGATGCAAGTGGCAACGTAGGAATTGGTACTACTTCGCCATCTTACTTACTTGATGTCAATGGTACAGCGAGAGTGCAGAACAATAGCGGAGTGAGTTTGATGATTGGTACAAATACTATAACATCAACTGCTACTCCGGCTGTTTTATCATTAGGAAGGTCATTTGGTTCAAATACTGCTGGTTCTGCTGCAAATATTAAGTTGCGGCTTTATGGTAGTAGTGGTACTGCTGATGGTACAGAATATGGATTGGGTGTAAGTGCGTCATTGTTTGAATTGCAATCAGCAGAGGATTTTGCATTTTTTACGGGTCAAACTACTTCCCGTACCGAAAGAATGAGAATAAAGCAAAACGGTTCAATTGGAATTGGTACTACTAATCCTACAAATACTTTATACATAAATGGTTCAACTACAATCGTAGGAGTAACTGCCAAAAGTACATCATCTGCATCTGGAAGTACACAAGCAGGATTTTACGCAGAAAATAATAGTGGTCACGTTGGTCAATTATTTAAAGCGGGAAGTGCATACACTACCTATAAAACTACGGCTGCAAATGATTGTGGGTTTTATAATATGGGATTGGGCAATATATCTATACTAAATGATGTAACTGCTGGGAATATTGTTTTTGCTACTGGTGGAAGTTCCACAGGTCAATTAAGAATTTTTTCGAATGGCAATGTCGGTATAAATCAAAACACAGACGCGGGTTTCCGTCTTGATATAAACGGTACAGCGAGAATACAGAACAATAGCAGCACTTCCTTATTAATAGGTTCGACTACAAGTACATCAACATCTGCACCTGCTGTTATATCATTGGGTGGTACATTTTCATCTCAAGCAGCAGGAACTTCAGCAAATGTTAAATTGAGAATATATGATGATGGTAATACATCTACAATAAATGGATTTGGTCTTAGTGCATCGTTACTCGAAATTCAAGCGAATGTTGATATTGGATTTTTTACTGGTAACAGCACTTCCCGTACAGAAAGAATGAGAATAAAGCAAGATGGTTCAATTGGAGTGGGAACTACATCACCAAACGCATCTGCTTTGTTGGATGTGTCAAGCACCACAAAAGGAATACTTTTCCCGAGAATGACTACAACGCAAAAGAACGCTATCACAACTCCTGCTGCAGGTCTTGTTGTCTATGATACCACATTAGGCAAACTATGTGTTTATACTACTGCTTGGGAAACAATAACAAGTGCATAATCTATTTAAATAAAAACAAAAATGAAAACAATTCAACCAGTTAATGTATGGGTAAACGGATCAGTAAAATCCGCTACTAAATTTGATTTGAACATTGTCTATGACAACCTGGAAAGTTCAGCTACTTTCTACTATCAGCTTTTGGCTGTTCAGGTAGACGCAGAAGGTAACGAGTCTACTATTCAGGTATCTCAGGGTAACCTTAATTTAGATGGAGATGCTTACCTTGATTGGGATGGTTCGAACGATGCCGCCTATATTTGGGGCGCAAATCAACTGAGCCTGACAATTATCTAAGTTTTTCTATTTACTAAAAATACCTAATATGACACTAAAACTTCACGAAGTAATCAATCTCTACTACGAACTTAACGGAGTAACAAAGCAAACAAAGGAAGGAAGCGAGGTAATCAGCCTTGGGATTCTAAAGCAGAAAATGTCCTTAAAGAGCAAGGTCTATCTGCAACGATTGAACAAAATAGTTTCCGATGAGGTAAAACTCTACGAAGATGCCAAAAAGGAACTATTTGACAAATACGGAAAGCAAGAGGGAGAAGCTATGTTCATCCCTTCGGAAAGTATTGAGCCGTTTAATCAGGAGCATTTAGACTTATTAACCGCAGAAAAGAGCATTGATATTTCTACTCTGTGGGGTTCTGACTTGACATTAGAGGCTTTGGAATCTATCGAGACCGATGAATTTTATCCACAATTATTTGACTTGATAGACAATAAAAAATGAATCAGTTAGAGGTTTTCTTGATTGGTCAAGCAGTCGCAATCATAGCAGGCTTGATAACTATTTACACAAAAATTAGTTTAAAGCTAAGAGAGTTAGAAATCCGAGTAGAAATGATTGAGAAGGAAGATGACTATATCAATCAGAAGCTTGACAAAATCGAGAGAGCAATTAACAACATTGCCATTCAGTTACAAAACAAAAAGGACAGAGAATGAAATTCGGATTTAAACATTATTTCTCTCCCACTCCTAAGCGTATTAGGATTTTCGGAGATTCTCTAGCCGTAGCAGGTAGCTTCGGTGCTAGTATTGTAGTTCTGAATGGGCATCCGCTTTTGGGTACTATCATTATGGGTATAGCCGTTATTGGCAAATTCATCTCAAACTTCTTTACCGATGATATCACAAATGAACCTAATACAAACTGATTTTCCTCAGAGTCAGTACATCAAAGAGGAGCATCCTAAAAAACAAATCTATTTGCACCATACCGCAGGTAGGTCGAATGGGGTTAATACTTTTCGTTGGTGGGCTTCCAATCCTGAGCGAGTAGCTACGTGCGTTTGTATCTCTGGTCCAGGTTCGGTAGATGGTCAAATTGTACAGGGCTTCTCCTCTAAGTATTGGGCTTACCATCTAGGAATTAGACAGAGCGTATTTACAGCCCATTCCTTGCCAATTATTAACTTGGACAGGATTTCTATCGGGATTGAGATTTGCAACTGGGGGCAGCTTTCTTTTACAAATGGTAAGTTTTACAACTACGTTGGCGGTGAGGTTCCTGCGGATCAGGTAACTGAATTAGCTAATCCTTACAAAGGATATAAGTATTTTCATAAATATTCCGATGCTCAGATAGAAAGCACTCGCCAACTTTTAGTATTGTGGAATCAGCGTTACGCAATACCTTTAAGATACAATGAGGATATCTGGCAAGTAACTACACGAGCGTTGAAAGGTGAGGCTGGAGTGTTTACGCACAATTCAGTAAGACGTGACAAAGTAGATATTTATCCCTGTCCTCGTATGATTCAAATGCTAAAAAGTCTATGAGAAGCTGGAAAGACGATGCAACGAATGTTTTATTGTTAGGATACATTATCCTAATCGTATTGGCTTTGATTTCTTTATCTGCTTGTAATCCTGTCAAGCAGGTTTTAAAGGACAAAGAGAAGCTGGATAAAGTCGCTGAAGTGGTAGTTAAATCTGGGTATTGTGCGAATGATACTACAATCATTACAAAGAGCGACACTACGGTAGTTCACGATACCACTTATCAAGTGGATACGCTAATAGATTTACAAACTATAAAAGACACGAAATATGTTACGCTTCCTAAAAAAGTTATCACTCGAACTATACATATTCGGGATACGGTTAAAAATGTGGTGGTTGATAATGCTCGAATCAATCTCTTGCAAAAAGAAATAGAAGGCTACAAAGAATCTACCTACAAGCTGAAAGACGAGTTATTACATTGGAAAGAGTTAGCGAAAAAAAGATGGTGGAATCTTTGGGGGCTGATTATTTTATTCAGTATCTACATTCTACGCAAACCCATCTTAAAGCTAATCAATGCTAAAATCTAAACGGAAGCGTTTATACTTCGATATAGAAACAAGTCCCAATATCGGGATGTTTTGGAGTGCAGGGTATAAACAGAGAATCGACTACTCAAACATCATCAAGGAGCGTGCAATCATTTGCATCTGTTACAAGTGGGAAGACGAAAAGGAAGTCTACTCGCTTACCTGGGATTCCAAGCAGGATGACAAAAAGATGCTACAAGAGTTCGTAAAAGTAGCAAACCAAGCTGACGAACTAGTAGGACACAACGGAGACAAATTCGATTTAACGTGGATTCGCACTCGCTGTTTATACCACGGGATTCAGATATTTCCTAAGTACACTACGATAGATACGCTGAAGGTCGCACGTTCTAAATTCCGTTTCAATTCGAATCGGTTAGATTATATAGCTAAGTTTTTGGGCATAGGTTCAAAGATAAAAACTGAGTTCAATCTTTGGAAGGATATCGTATTGAACAAAGATAAAAAGGCTCTGGACTATATGGTCAAGTATTGCAAGATGGACGTAAGTCTGTTAGAGCAAGTGCATAAGAAATTATCAACACATATCGATAATAAGACTCACTACGGTGTTATCTTTGGACAGGACCGAGGAAGTTGTCCTGAGTGCGGTAGTGATGATTTGACTATTAGCAAACGCAGAACAACGGCTTCTGGATTAAAAAAGATTCAGTACAAGTGTAAGACTTGTAATCACTACCACGAAAAGACTGACAAATGAGTAAGATAGGAGAACAAGTAATTAGCGACATTCGTAAGCAAGAGGAAAAGGGATTGAGTACATATGGCACTACGATGGATCGAGAAGATTACGAGTTGGTTAATTGGTTACAGGAAGCATACGAAGAATGTTTGGACAAATGTTTATATTTAAAAGCAGCAATAAATAAAATAAAAAATGGGACACAAGGACGCACCGATTCTAAAAAAGCAGATTCAGGAAATGTTGAGCAAGTTAGAACCAGCGGAGAGGTTGACGATTTTAGAGCCTCTTTGTGATAAGTACCGGAAGGAAAGCAGAGCAGCGGTAGAAAAAGAAGTCCAAGAGTTCAAACGGAAGAAAGGTATCCCACGAATAAAAACAGATTACTAATGGAAGTGGATGAGCAGATACCAAACTTCACTACTCCTCACGAGGACATCGGTGCAGCTTTCAATGCTATCAATGCCATATCGGAATACGATTTGGGTTTGTGCGACGAGGAAGAACAGATGATCCTAAAGGAGATTAAATTAATGGCTCTGTATATCATCCACATCGGTATGCGTGAAATCTATAAAAGTAATTTCTATGACTCAGAAGCGGAACCCCCACAAAGTGATTCATAGGAAACTCGGTAAGGAACGAGCCTACGGACTCGCCCATACTGAAGATAATATAATGGAATTAGACGAAAGGCTAAGTGGTTACCGCTATATGCTTTACGCACTCCACGAGCATTTTCATTTGAAGCATCCCGATTGGTCAGAAACTAAGGTACGCAAAGAAAGTTCGAAAACAGCCCGATTTCTGTGGGGTATGGGGTTTCGGTTGGTCGAACTGAGATAGTGGCTAGAATCGCCTCTAAATGCGTCTGAGAAGGTGTGAGAGGTCTTGTGCTTGCTGGATAAAAAGGAAACCGACCAATTTAGCTATTTTTTGACTTGTATTGAATTCGGTAGTTTCTGGCATATCCCATACCATCCAGATAGGTTCGGGGATTTCTTTAAGGTCGAAAGAGAATATCCCGATGGGGGTTGAGTTGATGTACCGGACTCGGTTATGTTTTACGAGTTTATCCCACTTCATTTTTTCAATTAGCAGGGTTTCGTAGTGCTTATGTCTGCACTTTAATTCGATAGTCAAATCGAATCTAGGTGAGTATCCGTCTCTGTAACTGTATTGATCCGTAGTCTGCAGGTCTGGAATAAGCGACTTGATGAGGTTAAATAATATTTGCTCATTCATAGGTAGAATTTAAGGAAGTCACAATCTCCGCAGATAATACCCATCCAATCGTCCGAGTCTAGTTGTTTTCTTTCGTTGTTCTTTTTGCGTTCACATTCTTTGCAGTAGCTAGAGAATGCGTTACAGTCTTTCCGCTTATGGAATAAATCGGTGGACTTTTCCTGTTGGCAGATTTTACATTTTTTCATCGTGAGATGTTATAGATTATTAATAGGATGTCTGCGAATATCTGAGCCTCTCTACCGTCAAAGTATTTGTATGCGTAAGGTTTGAAGTTTATTTTATCTTGATCCATCTCTTGATATGCTCCGCATCTTTTGTAAGCTGCTACGATAGACTCGCAAACACTACGTATTGACTTGAATTTTTTGTACGTATTAAGGAATTTTATCCCGTCTCTTTTGTATTCGTGAGCATAGAAGATGCTTAGGTCTATCATCTTCTCATCTATCAATTGGGTTGCTGTCATATTGAGTAAATTTTAAGCAGTCCATTTTCTTTGCAGACTTTGAAGTAGTCACCTACTGCGGTCTGTTTAGCGAAAGGAATGTGGTAGTTTTTCTCTATGTACTTGGTGCAATCTTCTCTGTCTATTCTTTGGTCGAGGCTCAACCTATCGTAGATATCTGGATGGAATAAAGTAACGTCAGCATTTTTTAAATAGCTTGCGTAGGCTTTGTTTGTTTCTCTCATCCACTGCTCAGGACTTGTGGGATATCCTGCATCGGTTATTTGTAGGCTTGGTTTTACAAGTGGCTGATTAATGTACTTATCGGTTTGAGAATTGTTGTTAGTGAACTTACTAATCCAACTCAG